AATCACCCCTTCATAACCATTTGTTCCTACGCAAATCAAGATTATGTGGGCATTGTCCAGAACCGTGACGATATTGTCACCACTATATACGACTATGGATCTATCATAGATAATGTGGTCAAAGACAAATTCTTGGAGCTAGGAGATGTTTGGTGGTGGGAAAGTAATAGATTAATCCCCATCAATCTATTTTTAAAAGACGAATGGAGCATCTTTAGGCCCTATCTCAGAACATTCAATAACAAAAGTCTCACAATATTACACGGTCCTGTATGCAGTATCATTGAATTAAACAAACGTAGAAGTAAACGCCGTAGTATTACATTAGTTAAACGTTTGCCATAACAAATTCATATGCACTACTACTAATTGTGCATAGGCTATAGCATGACTCTTTTTAAAACTATACCCGTCATCACCTTTATCCCATATCGTCTTACTTACTTCAGACCAAGGCAATCCAATTAAATGCTTCTTGGCAGGCCTAATCAATGCTAAAAACATGGCTAGTCTAGGAATACTATCTATAGGTTCCGGCATACTTTTGATACTTCGATAATGATTACCGATATGTATCAACTCTTTCATTTTATTATAATCTTTTAAAATTGCCCAATTTGGTTCACGATTCATCAATCTAACTAAATGTTGTTCATCTTGTATCAGTGTATAGACATGGACATTCAGTAAATCTAATTTAAAATATCCACGTTTGTCTGCTACAGTATAATCAATACCTGCCATATCATTGACGGGATCATATGGGATATCCGTAATGTAAACACCAGTAGCGTGTTTACGCATAGGCCTTACGTTACGCATTGCAGCCGGAGTATGTTCGATAAGTTTTAATAACTTATCCCTATCTCCGAAATCAATATCAATATCACTATCAATTCTCATTAGTTAAACCTAATTTCTTATATGCTTTTTGTACAACGATTGCTTGCCGTTCTGCATCTTCTACTGCTTTGTGACTTGTATTATGCCCACCATCTTTAAGACTTACACCTGCAATTTCGTACAGTGTTCTTGTATCTCTGATTGTCCAAAAAGGCCAGGGTATAGGATTAGGCTTATCACTTGTTTGTCTCCAAGCATTTTCCATTACGACACAATCAAAGCTAGCACCGTTACTCCAAACAGCACGGCGATTCCAACAGAACTTATAAAGGGTCTCCATGCACTCATTAAATGGCACACGTCCCCCGTCTCCCATAGCTTCTTCAAGTGCCTCAGGGCTCTGTTCACTCCACCATCGCAATGTATCTTCATTTATACTTCTCCCGTAAATCTCTGTTTGATCCTCAACAGTAGGACGTAATTCTAATCGTTCAACTACACCAGTACCTTTAGGATCGAATCGTACTGCACCAATGGTTAGTATAACACAATCAGGTGATGTATCTAAACTCTCAATGTCAATCATAATGTCATTTGCCATATTATGCCTGTAATGTTTTCCAAATATATTTCTTCTCTAAGTAATCTTGAAACTTTATTGCTTCATCTTCATTATTAAATGCTACACCTTTAATATCATACATATCTTCTAGGTATCTAGCATACTCACCATTAATATCTTGTGTCCAAGTGTACCATGTTATCCACATGATATCTACTTCTCCACCACTTAATACTCCTGCCATTATTGCGATACCAACTTCTTCGCTACCGATATCACTAAACAATACAGCCAATAGTCTTTTCTTCGTGTCAAACTGCCGGATGTTCTCCCATTTAGGCCATGATACTAGAAATTTATTGTTTTGTACAGAGGTTATGGGAAAGGGAGTATTGTTCATTGAAATTTTAATAAAAATATTAGGTACTTCTTTTCGTCAACAATCTCATAACCATCAGTTATGTTACCATTAACTATGCTCATTCTTATACCATATTGTCCTATAATATAATCTTCAAAATCATATGCGTCAAACTCTTTGTTCTGTCCCATATATTCTTTACGCACAAGTTTCAATGCCGCCCAATAATCCCAACGTTTCTTACGCTGTTCTATATTTGGATCATCGTCATCATAATCTTGTATTTTAGGTATTACATTCATCAACTCCACCTCAACGTAAACATAATGTAATCTTTTTCATATCTAAACTTGACACTAGCCGCAAAATTGGTAGTAACAGCCCACCTACAATGTCTTTCACATTTACCTATATTAGCATATAACCAATCTATTATTTCTAGGTATTTGTCAAGATATTTTACTTCTACGTTACATGTATACCATCCAGGTTTAGTGTTATCCCAACCCTGGTTTTTATTAAAATGTTCAATTATTATTGCCATTTTAGTGCAAAGTAACTAGCATTGCTATCATTGTAAAAGGTGAATCTTGCATGTCGTTTTACAATAGGGTCATGGCTAAAATTGTCATACTTCTCTTGGTAGTAAGCATAATCAAAATCAACACCTTGTATCCAACCCATGTTTCGTAACTCATGGCCTATTTCCATAGTTCTTTTAGCAGTAATATATAGGATAACATCAGCCACATGTCAACTCAAACAAGATAGCATCACGCTCATCTTTGAAGTAAAAATCCATATAATCTTCAGTAGCATGTGTGTCAAACTTATCTCCGGGCAAACCAAATGTCTTTACTGCCCATTCACATTTTTGATTCCACGTGGGAGTGTCATGGTTTGTTTTCCATGGTATGCGAACTCTAGTACCCGCCTGCATTTAATAATTCCTTAACTTGATTGACACTTTCTTTGTCTCTGTTAAATTTAATAGCCCATTGCTCTGGATTAATGTAATCCATAATCATTCTTTGCTGGTCTTCACGCAATGTACTTAAGAACTGTACGCCACTAGAACTTTGATATAGCATCCATGGACTAATTCTTCCTCTAGCAATTTCGTAACATATATTATTTACATTTCCATAACGTAGATAATCTCTACTTTGAATATGTTCTGGTTCAGCTTTTTCCATTGTAGTTTCAATACTACGATGTATTGCATCTAAAGGATCTTCCACTCGCAAATATTCACATAAAAACTTTGTATAATTAGTATCCTGTCGCCAGTTATCAACCCGTATATTATTCTTTAATAACCAATCACTGAATCTACTTACATTGATACATTTGATATCAACGCAATAATTACCAAACTTAATAAAGGCTAGATAATAAGGATTGTTGATGAATTCTTCATATGTACGATTCTTTGTTCCAGCTGTATTTTTCTTATAGAATTCTAACCAAGCTTGAAAACCCACACGATTACCCTGACGGTCACGTTCTAACCATCTACGTTTAGGTTCACAAACATGTCTAAGTATAGTACTTTTACGTTGGAAAGTAGCTTTGCAAAACTCACAATGTTGTGATGAATCAATTTCCTCGGTCTTTTTCATATTGCTCAATATCTTCTTCAGTCACCAATTGACTAAGAATCTCAATGTCTGATTGTTTTAAATTAGGATATGTTGCTGCCAAATAACATTTACGTTTATGCTCTAACACAAAAGCTTTTGCTATTTCATCAATATCATCACTATCTACTTTGGGATAGATTTTAGTATAATATTCTTTTATCTCTTTTGTTTTGGCAGGCTCTTTCAATGTTGTTATTTTACTGCCCAAGTGCGGTATCCACTGATGTAACTGTTTACCTAATCCTGGGCTACTAGCACATAACATATACCATTGCAATTTAGGATGTTTCTGTACATATTCATTGAATAGATGTTTGTTAGCGTGATAGTCAACGCTACGCAAATAATAACCTTGTAGTTCTCCTGCACCTTTGATAGCACTAATCCAATGTGTCATCATGTAGGGTACAAATTTTCTTTGTTGTTCTTCTGACAATCGATCATAATAACCATAATCTTTCTTGTCAATAGCACTAAGTGCATCAAACAAATCAAAGTCTTGTGCTACAAACTTTTCATCAACAGGAGTATTCTTTTTTGTTGCCATTAAAATGCCTGACTATAATCTACAATCTCACAGTTACGACTAATCTCTTTTACAAAATATACACATCTAGGTTTAGGACCGTCATCAATTGGCACACATAAGAACTGCCCATTCTTCAATCGAGGTGCATACCATGTTACATCATGGTAAATATCTACAATCTCAATAGGTACAAATGAGGGACTGAATGCACTAAGTGGATTAAATTCAAAAGCATTGAACCCTCTATCATTGATACTTGTTAATGGTAATGTCTCTAAATCACCATGCTCTTGTTCCCCAATTAATATTTGCCAATCTACTGGCATTTTAATTGTTTGATTTCCAATCTTTAATACAAGTGCAGGACTGTTAAATGATTCCAAAAAGATTAATGGGATATAATGATAATCTACATTTTGTGGATTACTGTTATCTAGTATAGCAAAGCGAAGGTCATCGATTTCTTCGGGCAATGTTTCTAAATTATAAAATTCGTTGTCAAGTGTTAATATACGCATGTTGTCATTCTATCATAATGTTATCGATAAGTCAACTTTTCTACATCAAAAGGGTAATTAGCCTCTTTGTAGAAAGTCTTACGTTGGGTTAAATGCCGTTTAGCAAACTTACAACTACTTGTTATGTCGTAGATTTGGACATGATCTTTATCCTCAGCTTTTCGGATGCCCCGACCAATAGACTGGATAACTCGCACAAAAGATTTACCAGGTTCAATGAGCACCAAATTAAAAATTCTAGGGATATTAATGCCAACTGCAGCCACACCATATGTAGCCACGATAATCTTGTTAGTGCTTGTAGCAACTTCGTCATATTCTTCTTTCCTTTCATTCATATTAGTAGCACCGCTAACAAACACACTACCGGGTAATCTGTTAACAATCTCTTTACCTGCATTAACTCTATCAACTAGAATCAATGTATTACCCGTATCATTGATACCACTGATTAAACTAGCAATCTTGTCTAATCGTTTACCATCTTCTAATAGATGTTTTAATTCACTTTGATAGTTAGTAAATTCCTTATCATCCTGTAACTGCATAATGTTAACATAGCAACGTGCTAGTACACCCTGATCCTGCAATTCACTAGCACTTAATTTACCAATCACATTACCCAAGCTTACAAAGATGCTTTGTGCTTCAAACTTAGCTTTAGGAATAGTCCCTGTCAATCCCCAACGAATGGGAACTTTACTGAATACGCTAGTCAATAGTGTTTTTAATGCATCAGCTTTTGCCATATGTACTTCATCAACCATTACACAGACAACACCTTCAATGAAGTCCATGATATCTGCTTCACCGGCTTTTGTTTTCTTAAGCATGTTGTTAAGACTTTGCCATGTACAAATGGTATGTGTTTTGTTATATTCTTTGCGTTCACCAAAGTATACACCAACATCTAATCCCAAATTAATGTAATCTGCTTCTGTTTGTGTTACTAAGCTTTTGTTTGGAACGATAACAATACTACGGCCATAGTTTTCTACACTGTAACTTAGTGCCGCAGTCATCAATGTCTTACCTGCACCTGTAGCAATCTCTTGTAATGCTTGAGGATTTTCTAAGAAGTTGTTTACAATTTCAATTTGATAATCACGTAGTTCTACTGGTTGACCTTCTTTGGGATGTCCTTTGGGCCAATTCTTGTGTTTGAATGTATCCTCGGACACTTTGTTGAAAGTAAAGGTTGTGGTGTAATCACGTAAATCTTCTAGTTCAATGTCATATCCAACCCTATCTAACACAGGAAGTATTTCGGGAAGTAGATTGATATAAGTACTACCGGCTAGACTGAAATAGCTTACCTTACCATTCCATCTACCGAGGCGCACCGAGGGTAGATATCGTGCGCCGGGTATCTCATACTCAAACATCTTTGTCAATGCTTTTCGCTCTGACAGTTCAAGTCCCTCTATTTTTACATTCACTTCGTCTTTGACGATTATTTTACATTGTTTCATTCTTTTCCAAGTTAACAGGTTGACTATTTACCACATTGATTACTTTTGCTGTATTAGCATGATCCGTATCACTTATCAATTTGAATTTGATTAATACCGGGAACTTATACTTACTTGTATTATCGTGTATCATCATTCTTCCGGAATCATTATAACGTATTCCTGCAAGCTCTAATGCCTGTTTTAAATCATTTTTAAACTTTACACTAGTTGACAGTCCTACCCCTGATACAGTAACATAATCACATTTGATATTCTTTAACCAAGGAACAATATCACATATGTTTGTTAATTCTACTTTGGGATTGTATGATCCGGCAAATCTTTCTTCATCTGTTAGTAAAATACTTTCATCAATGTGTATTCCATATCTTACCAATTCTGCTAACGTAGTCAATTCAGTATTCAGTTTAATATGTTGTATGCTATTATCCAATCCACTATTACTACATGCTATGATGTAATTGCCATTACTATTGACTAGAGTTGGTTCCCAATATTTCACATCTTTATAGTATTCTAATTGGTCCAATAGTTTCCTAACAGTATCGCTGTAACGTACTTCCGTAAAAAACTTTGTTGCAACATTTATTGCTAGTTTTAATGAGAACGTGCTTAAGTCAGCAATATAATATTTATTCTCATTATCCCATATAAAGCTAGATTGACTAAGTGACCTAAATGATGCAATAAACAATTTATTGTATGGAGTTTTCAATATGATATTATCATTTAATATACCTATATGAGCAGAGGTATATTCTTCAGTGGTTTCCACTACCAATGTTTTCCATGGTAATTTTAATAATTCACTAATGAACAATTGATTTTTTATAAATTGTCGTTCATATTTTTCAATAAGTTTTTCAACTAAACCTACTTGATTGCTAGTGATACGTTTCTTATCTACAATAATTTTTTCAAGGTTTTGAAGGAAACGAATATCATACCTACTTAGTCGTAAGTT